GTTACTGATCCATGTAAATAACGCAGTCAGCCCCCCAGTAGCTAGCAAGTTATTTTCTTGGGAAGTTAGCAAAGCTAAAGCTTTGGAAGATTGCTGAAGCGATCTTTCAGAGCTATGCATTTTTTACATAGCAGGTATGCATTAATTGATATACTAATTATGTTCTTGTTATTATATCATGATTATATCATTTAATTATTACAAAGGGAGATACTCAAATGATAACAGAACAAGAAGCAAGAAAGATATTCGAGAAAGAAAGAAAAGAATACCAAGAAATCCGAGAGGAATTTCCAAACACAAAAAGAGGGTTTTATATGTGGTGTGCAGAATGGGAAGACCTAGCACATCTAGCATATAACGCAGGATATATATCATACATGGATATGTATTTTATAAGCGAAGAATTTAGAAAAAATAATCAAGGTATATAACAAGGGGATTGGTGGAGCTAATAACTCCACCATTTAAAACACAATGACAGATACAAAATACAATGGTTGGACAAATTACGCAACGTGGAGAGTTGGGTTAGAAATAGTAGACATTCATTACGATCATTACCATGAAATGATGATGAATAGTGATCACAAAATGGACACATACCAATTATCAAAACTAATAGAAGATGATGTATATCAATTATTAACAAGTGAAGTTGATGACCAATCACTAGTATTCAGTTATGCAAACGCATTTATTTCTGATGTTAACTGGTATGAACTAGCCGAACATATAATGGAAGATCTCAAAGAGGTAGAAAATGTTGGATAAAATAGCAATAGGAGTATCAATATTTTTCATAGTCGCATGGGTAATATGTGCCTATCAATTAATAAGATTTATGTTTTAGAAAGGAAATCAAATGAGTAAAACAAACAGTTTATATATGGAACAAGACGAAGAAATTATCAACGAGATAATGAGCATATCAAAAGAAGTAAGATCACAAGAAGAATATTTTACAAGGGCAAGAGCATTGAAAAAATATCTAACTTGCTATGATGACATGGATGCTGAACAAGAAATAGAAATGATCTGGATAATATCAAACGAGGAGAACAGGCAATGTCAGTAATAGAAATAATAGATTATAGAAATGACAAAGCATTGAATCAAGTTAGCTTGAAATGGAAATGCAAACAATGGATAGACTGCGAATACATACTTAATAAAGATACAATTAAAGATGAGGATGATTTCACATTGCATATTGTATCGAATCTCCCAAAAGATTTTTATAAATTGGAGATCGATAAAGTAGCAGACATGATCACAGAAACTTGGAAGAAATACAATCAAGTTTAAAAGGAATAACTAGCTAGAATAATTCTCCCGTCTAGCTAGTTACAGTTAACGGCTACCAAATTATTAATAACACTTTACGCAGAACAGGTAGCCGTTAGCTAGGGAGAAGAAAGAAAGGTAAGGGATGACAATTAAAGTAATCAATCAAGATGACACTAGATATGAATATTATATTTACCCTAGTGTTGTAGTGCTAGATAAAAAGTTAACAGATAAATACTTTGGAATGAAAGGTGCAGGAAGCATAGCCTTTCTTCGAGAACAAGGACACAATATAGCAGTTGAGGTTCATGAGTTCGACAGGTACGAGGGAAAGTTTACAAAGAGAATAGACAAGGGAGTAATTAAGTAATGGATGTAACAGTTAATCGAGAACGTGGAATAGGTGGGAGTGATTGCTATGACTTGATGGTCACAGGCAATTGGAAAAGATTATATGACAAAAAAGTAAATGCAGTTACAGAAGATCTATCAGATAATTTCAGAGTTCAATTAGGAGTATGGACAGAAGATTTTAATATGCAATGGCTGATGAAAAAACTTAGATCAGAAAAGAAACAAACCAATAAAGGTGTTCATATATTTGAAGTAGAAGCAAACCATATATTAAACTCTACTGATTGGAGAGATCTAAAGAAAGAAAAGTTTATAGATCTTGATGACAAAAATAAACTTTGTTTATATGCACATCTTGATGGATATATACCCAGTAAAAAATGCATCATTGAATGCAAACATACTAGCGAATTAAAAACATTGAGTGATCTGATCGAGAGTTACAATCCACAGATGCAACATTATATGCACGTCTTTGATTGTGATAAATGCATTATCTCTGGAATATTTGGTAACAAGGATCATAAGTTCCAAGTAGTAGAAAGAGATGATGCGTTTATCGAACGACTAGTCGAAATGCAAAAAGCATTTTGGGGGTATGTAATAAATAAAACACCACCTGAAATTAATGATTGATATAATAATCATCATAGATTAAACTAATAACAATAACAAAATAGATAAGGAAAGATACAATGGCAAACAAAAATTACACAGAAGAATTAATTAAAAACTTCAGAGAAAAATACAACTTAACTGGAGAAGATTTCTGGGAGTTGCAACAAAGAAAAGGCACGTGGATTGTTTCACATAGAGCAGTAGAAAAAATAGCACTAACTGAGGGGTACAATTGGAAACTTGAAGTATTAAATTTTTCTCCTGATGTTGTAGTGAAATGTATATTAACTACTGCTGATGGCAAAACAACAATTGAAAGTTTAGGAGAAGCAACACCAAATAATAATAAAAACCAGTACCCATATGCTATGGCAGAAAAACGTGCAGTAGATAGATGCGTATTGAAGTTAGCAAATGCACATGGGTATTTGTATACAGATGATGATGCAGAAGATTTTAAAAAAGAAAAGAATGTTCCAGCAACAGATAAGATCAAAGACTTAGCAAACAAATCTCCAATAAACAATGAGGTATGAAATGAATCAAGCTATGCTCAATAAAACTACTGAGATATATGACAAGATATACAGTAGATTAATGAACACAGTTACTAAACAAGAAGCTATGGATACGTGGGAAATGTACAGTTTGGATATCAAGTTTTTAAAGTTAAACAATTACTTACAATATGATATCCTTCATTCAACCTACAATATAATCATAGATGGACATAATCAAATTAGGGGAAAGAAATATGTACAAAGAAATAGTCAGGCTACTCAAACAACGTAGGTTATATTTGAAACTTACTATCGAGGAAGTGAGTGACAAAATAGGAGTGTCAACAAACAACGTTGGCAAATGGGAAAGACAAGATTGCGAACCAAATGCAGAGAACTTTATTAATTGGTGTGAAGCACTTGGATTATATTTAAACTTATCAGCAGAAGCACATCACGTTGATCATTACAATCCGAGTGATGATGAAATAGATGAATTGATACAAGAATTTGGAGAGGTAAATTATGACACAGAATATGAAAACTTCAGAGATTATTACAGATCTCAAAACAAAACTGCAACCGATTGGGGATCACTCCTCAGAAAGTGGTTACGAAATGCAGTTATCTACAAGCGAGAAAGAGTTTCTAAGCAAACAACAAGCACCGAGTTTGTTCAAGGCAGACGTCAGCGACTCTATGATCAAGCGAATTTACGAGATCAAACACAGGCAGAACAAGCCAGACTTCTCAGCTACAAGAAACATTGACAAGGATATAAAAGATTTCATTCCAATATGGGAAGAAAGAATCAGTAGTGCTAGCAGTCAAGACATAGCAGTTGCTATCGAAACTATTGCCAGTACATTATCTTGCGATATTCCAACTGATCTAGGATTAACAATACTTTATAATCTTAGGTGGATATCCCAAAGCAATCTTAGATGAGTGCGTAACTAACTTCATCAAGACTGCGAAGTATCGTAAGCTACCATTACCAAGTGAATTTATAGCTTACATAGAACCAAAGGCTACATCTCACAAGAGATGGTTAGATAATCTAAAAACAATTTACAATCAACTAGAAAGGAAAACAAATGTATAACGTAATAACTTTGATTGGAAACTTAGGAGCAGATCCTGATATTAAAACAAGAGATAACGGAGATAAATATGCAGTATTTAATCTTGCTACTCACAAGAAAGTTAGAGGAGAAAAGATGACAGACTGGCATAAGATTGTTGTTTGGGATTCTGTACTAGCAGAAAGAATAGAACAGTATGTATCAAAAGGCAGTAAGATATTAGTGCAAGGCAGACTTACCTACAATGAGTGGGAGAAAGAAGGCAATAAAACTAAGACTGCTGAGATACATTTAGATAGGTTCGAAGCAAAGATGGAGATGATGGATTCAAGATCAGACAATGCTCCTGCACCAAGTAGTAAACCTAGTGTCAGCAGTCCATCTGATGATGACGTAAACATACCATTCTAAGAGGTGCGATATGTATTCAGAACAGGACATTGAAAGAAGTAGTATCAAGGCACTCACTAAAAGACAGTCAGATGTTTACAATTATCTTATTAAATATGTAGATAAGAATAAGATCAGTCCCACATATAATGAGATAGCAAATGATTGTGATCTAGGTGCAACATCAAAT